GGCAAAGTTTTGAAAAAAAGCCCCTACCCTATATATACTAAAAGACCAGGATGAAAAAAAAAAAGTAAAAAAAAAGACCAACTTTGCACAAAGCCTTGGTACTGCTAACTTTTTTTGTGCAAAGTATGTGCAAAGTTGTAATTTGTAAAAAAAAGATTGCACATTATGTAAAGTATTAATAATTATTATTACATTTGTAAAAATTAGAACAGCCAAATGACAAAGACTTTAATCTTAGAGAGTATAAATCCCCCTATCAACTTGGCTGTTCGCTTAGGGGGACTCTCTTTTTTTATATAAATTATGAATCTAATAGATGTAGCTAATGAATTAATAGCAGAGGGACTGAATCCTCTACCACTTTGGAACAGCAAAGCTCCAATGCTTGAGGCAGGTCATAACTTTCTCTATGAAACTATTACAGATGTAGATAGTAGATTCTTAAAAGCTGAGAAAATAGGGATAGCCTGTGGATTAGTTAGTGAATTTTACTGCATTGACTTTGACTGCCATAATGGTGAGCCTATTAAAGATACATTTGATGACTTTATTAGTGTGCCATCTATTAAGATGTTAATTAAAGATGGGATGCTATCCTGTTACACTACAGCAGGAGGTGGATATCATGTTTACTTTAGATCAAAAGAGAAGTTTAATGGTAGAGTATTTGCTAAATATCCTACAGGAGCTACAATGGTAGAGATGAGAGGCAATGGACAGTACTGTGCCTGCTATCCATCTAGTGGATATAGTCATATTGCTGGTGAGGAGTACATAAAGCTGAGCTATTTTGATGATGATATTAATAATGTCTTTGATTTAATCACATCTTACAATCAGCATCATACTATTAGTCTACCTCACAAAGATACATCTGATAGAAAGTGGGCAGAGACCTGGAAAGATACTACTCCTGATGGTAAATATAACCTTGAGAATGGAGATGAGGCTAAGGAGCTGCTTAAGGGGATAGGATGGCAGTTCTGCAATAAGAGAAAGGATGGCTCAGAGTATTGGACTAGACCTAACAAAGATATAAAAGATGGATTCTCTGCTACTTTTGGCTTTCAAAATAATATGTTTTATATATTTAGTGAAGATGGAGGAGCTATAAAGCCATTTGAATCTAAGCAATCTTATTCACCATTTAATATCTATACTTTAGTCAAGCATAATGGAGATTGGAATGCTGCTAAAGAGGCATTAAAAAAGAAATTTAAGATGGTAGATGATGACTTTTGGTCCACTACTCAGAATGGAGCTTACAACCTCAACAACTTTAAGTTCAAAACTTTCTTAGATAACAATGATTTCTTTAAGCATTCCCCTGAGAAAAATGGCACATTTCAAATGATTAAGAAAGAGGGTATATTTTTAAATGAGGTATATGAGAAAGATATTAAAGACTTTGTATTAGATTACATTACATCTAATGATAAGCCTGAGGGAGTTTATAACCTGATGAGTGGAAATCTTAAGTTTTTTAAAAGAGAATTTCTAGGGATATTGACTAGTAAGAATGTAAGCCTATTAAAAGATGACAAAGATAGTGCATATCTATTCTATACTAATTGCATAGTAAAGGTATCTAAGGATAAAAAAGAGGTACTATCTTATGCTGATATGGATCTATCTATTTGGAGAGACCAGGTCATCAATAGAGACTTTAAGAAAACAGATCACCACAGCTCAGAATTTAGAACTTTTATATGGAATATAGCAGGTAAAGATAAAAGTAAGTACAAAGCATTTCAAACAGTAATCGGATACCTCCTGCACAGCTATAAAGATAGAAGTAACAACAAAGCTATTATCTTTAATGATGAGGCTATCTCTGATGTGCCTAATGGGAGAAGTGGAAAGGGCTTGTTTTGGAATGCAATGGGACATCTTAAGAAAGTGCAGAGCTTAGATGGTAAGTTGTTTGACTTTCAAAATAAATTCCCCTACCAAAATGTATCTACTGATTGTCAGATATTAGTATTTGATGATGTTAAAAAGAAATTCAACTTTGAGAGCTTATTCAGTGTTATTACTGAAGGTATTACTATTGAATACAAAGGTAAGGATTCTATTAAACTAGATGTAACTAACAGCCCTAAGATTATTATAACTACCAACTATACCATATCAGGCAATGGTGCATCTTTCAATGCTAGAAAGTATGAGGTGGAGATGGCTAAGACATTCAATGATAAGTTCACTCCTGTAGATCTATTTGGTCATGAGCTGTTCGTTGATTGGGATGATGACCAATGGGCAGCTTTTGATAATTACTGCCAGGAATGCATACAAATATATCTTAATGTAGGTCTTATAGAGATGCCTACTATCAATCTAAACTTTAGAAAAATATTAGATGAGATAAGCAGTGAGATGTACTATTTCTTTGAGGATCTAAAAGAGGATACTTACTACTCAGTAAAAGAACAGTTATACGATTCATTCTGCAATGCATTCCCTGATAAAAAGAACTATATAACACAGAACAGCATCACAATTAACTTTAAAAAGTACTGCGAATACAAAGGATATATCTGCTCTACCAATAGGAATGGAGGCAGTACTAGATTGTCATTTGTACAGGAGGTAAAAGAGATAGATATATGGGATGAATTAACAATTAAAGCTATGAATATATGATTATAACTAACGAGACTGAATATTACGATGTGTATTATTCAATGACAAAAGAACAGAAAAAAATATTTAATGATAATCCTGGTGATTTACATTATCAAAATTGGAGTGATAAATTAGATGAAATAAATTGTCCTACTAGTCACGAATTTGAATATAGATATCATCATAGTGAGGGTGGTATATTACAATTATTTAATCAATGCACTAGTTGTGGTAAAAGAGCTGATAAAGGTGGGTCTTTAAAGCATAGTACTATAGATAATTTTAAAGAGAAAGTCATAAGAGGTGAAATAAATAAATTTGATGATGATTTATATAAAAATAAAAGCTCTGTTTATGAAAATTATAATAAATATCTTGGATTAAAATATTATAAAAAACAAAAAGAACGAGAAGAAGAACGAGAACATGATAAAACTGAATGGTTTAAAAAGCATAATGAATATTTACTAACTGATCAATGGAAAGCAATAAGATTAAAAGTATTAAAAAGAGATAACTTTTTATGTCAAGGATGTTTAGAAGCTCCTGCTACTGAGGTACATCATTTAGATTATGCTCATTGGAAAAATGAGTTAATGTTTGAATTATTATCTGTATGCTCTAATTGTCATCATAATAGAATACATATAAAATGACCAAAGAAAACAAAACACTACTCAAAGCCTTAGAGATTAACTACCTCACACTTAAGCACCCCACCATGCCATACATTACAGCATCCGATTGGAATGATAACTCTGCCAATGCACTGACTAAATGTATCATTCACTTTTTAACCTATTCAGGCTTTCAAGCTGAGAGGATTAATACAATGGGTGTATATAGAGAGGGTAAGAAGATACAGGTAGGAGAGAATACTAGACAGCTGAAAGGTACTTATACTCCTAGCACTGGCACTAAAGGCTCAGCAGATATATCTGCCACCATTAGAGGTAGATCAGTTAAGATTGAGGTAAAATATGGTAAGGATAAGCAGTCAGAAGTGCAGAAGAGGTATCAGGAATCAGTAGAAGCTGCAGGGGGTACATACTTTATTGCTAGGACATTTGATGAATTTATGATATTTTATTTAAAATTCCTTGCAGATATAAAATAATTGATTATCTTTGTTGAAATAATAAATTTATACACATGGAAACAAAAACAAAAGCTGTAGTATCAGCACCTGTACTAACTCTGCACCAAAAGCTACACAAGGCTAAGCAGTCAATCGGCAAAGTAGCTAAGAATGCTACCAATCCCCACTTTAAAAAGTCTTACTCTGACATCAATGCCATCACTGAGGCAGTAGAGCCTATCTTATTAGAGAATGGTCTACTATTATTACAGCCTATTCAAGGCAATAGTGTATGTACTCAGATAATCTGTATAGATTCTAATGAGTCTATAGAGTCATGTATGGAATTACCTGCAGGACTTAATCCCCAGCAAGTAGGATCTGCTGTGACTTACTTTCGTAGGTACTGTTTGTCTAGTCTTTTGTGTTTGCAATCTTTAGATGATGATGCTAACATGGCTAGTGTACCTGTTAAGGCAGCTAAGCCTGGACTATCTAAAGAAAGATTTGAGGAGGCATTAGTATCTATTCAGGATGGTAAGTTTACAATTCCTAAGCTAAGAGAGACCTTTGAGCTAACTGATTTACAACTTAAAGCACTCATGCTACTATGAAATGGCATCCATCTTCACTTGGAAAACTAATGACAGCATCTCGGACTAAGTCTGAGGTGCTATCTGAAACTACTAAGAGCTACATCAGAGGTCTAGCTAAGCAGGATTTCTACGGTTACAATGTAGAACTGAATAATAAGTATATCAATAAGGGTAATCTACAGGAGAATGATTCTATTGATCTATTCAACTCGGTAATGTTCAGCAACTACTCTAAGAACACTGAGAGACTAAACAACGAATGGCTCACAGGAGAGGCTGATATAGTTTTAGATGACCAAATAGTAGACATTAAGACCTCATGGTCCTTAGAGACATTCCCTGCTACCTCAGAGGAGGCTGTAAATAAAGATTACGAATGGCAGCTAAGAGCTTACATGATGTTATATGATAAGAATTATGCTAGTCTAGTCTATTGCATGGTCTCTACTCATCCATCTCTACTGAATGAATGGGAGAACCTATCACTGCATCAGGTAGATCACATAGCTCCTGAGAAGAGAATCACTACTTTACTTTTCACTAGAGACCTGGAGCTTGAGGAGGAGATAAAGGTACGGTTGCATCACTGCACTGAGTACTATGTAAAGTATATTAATCAATTAAATAATAAATAAGATGAGAGAACAATTTAAAGAGGCCGCTATGATAGCAGCTATGCAAGCGTTAATCAGTAATAATCCTGGCATCAGTGCCAAGTTTGCTGCTAAGAAAGCTAAGGAGTATGCTAT